CTTAAGGACATGACAAATCACAAGCATACTTACTATAATAGTGCTGTTGACGAGTGTAAACAGGCTTATCTTAATGATGTCTTGAAAGGGATAGGTGATCAATTAAAAAATGTTCATGTATATCCTTTAGAAGTAGCTTTGAATGGTATGGATGGTATTACATATGTTGATAGTGTTAATTGCAGTACTAGTGCTGGTAATCCATTCAAAAAGAGTAAGAAGAATTTCTTAACTTTTGGACCTGATAATAAGATATCTAGTGTCGATCCCTTAATTAAGGAAAGATACCATGAAATTCTTAGATGTTATAAAGAAAGAAGAAGATATCATCCCCAGTTTTGTAACCATCCTAAAGATGAACCGAAACCATGGGGCAAAATTGCACAAGGTAAAACTCGAATTTTTAGTACTTCAGAATTTGCGTGGAATCTAGTGGTTAGACAATATTTCCTTTCTCTGATTAGATTAATACAAAATAACCCCCATGTTTTCGAAGCTATGGTAGGTATTGTTGCACAGTCTACAGATTGGGATGAGTTGTACCACGAGTTGATTAAGCATGGTATTGAAAGAATCATTGCAGGCGACTACGGTAAATTTGATAAACGAATGGTTGCTACTTTTATATTAGCTGCTTTTTGGATATTAATTAAGATTGCAGAAGCTGCAGGATACACTGAAGAAGATCTTAATGTTATGTGGTGTATAGCTTATGATTGCGTTTGGGGAAACTCAGATTTCAATGGTGATCTCATGGAGGTCCAAGGTAACCCTTCAGGTAATCCGTTGACAGTTATCATTAACTGTGTTGTAAATAGTCTATACGTACGATATGGATTTAAAATAATTGTAAAGAAACCTCTTAGTGATTTCAAAAAATATGTAACTCTTAGAACATATGGTGATGACAATATAATGAATGTATCGCCTGAACTACCTGAATTCACCCACACAAGACTCGCTGTAGCGCTGAGTATTATAGGTGTGGAATATACAATGGCTGATAAGAGTTCTGAGAGTGTGCCATATATACATATTAATGATAGTTCATTCCTAAAACGAAGTTTTAAATTTGATGAAAATCTTGGAGTTGTTGTAGCTCCTTTGGAACACGATTCCTTCGATAAAATGCTTACCTCATGTGTTGAGAAGGGTAATATAGATACCCGTGCACATTCGGTACAGGTCATTTCTACAGCC